ATTAACCCTTGTGCCACAACTGCACCAACACCAGTCCATCCAGCAAACACCCCTACAACCACCCCTACAACTACCATAACAGCCCCGATAATTGTTTGAAGGCCACCACCCCCGCCCGCTCCAACTACTCTAGGCACAACATGAATAACTTCAGCTTGTGTAGTCATATCAAGCTGGTCTTCACTGATATTGTCTCCAGTAATCAGTCGTTTTGATTCATGGTCATAAATTGATGGGCTTTTCTTTCCACGCTTTTTGCTTGAATTTTTACTCTTAAGAAATACAGCAAACTGGAGTCCCTGCTCATGTGCTTTCAACATGAACTGCTCGAAACCTTCAACTTGTACTGCTAATGCACGCATAGCTTCACGTGTATTTAAAACATCAAGTTTAAATTCACGGCCAAACTTTTGTCCCAATACTCCATACAGTTTAATGGTTTTTAACATCTCGATGCCTCAATATCTTTACTGTTCGCTCTTGCCATTGTTGGCCATAAATTTCACGAACAGATTTACGATTATATGGATGATGAAGAATTAGACTTGAACCTATGCATTGCTCAGTTTGTTCCGATTTAAGCTGCCCATTATCCCCAAGCCAAACAACCGCATGATTGGGATGTTCAGTACGCCCAACACGACAAACAAGCATATCGCCATATTGCGGCGTATCTACTTCATAGAAGCCTGCTTTCTCATAATTCTCAAGATAAAGTGATGGATGATCTTTATCTTCCCACCAAGCATCTTTACGCTCGAAATCCATAAGTTCGACTCCTAATTCACGACTATAAAAATCGCGTATAAGAGCGTAGCAATCCTGCCAACCGTGAAAATAATTACGCCCCACTAAAGGGGCGCGATAACCACATGGTTCATATATTTGAAAATCTAGATCCGGATAGGAACAAATTACCCAAGGCTTTTGATGTAACTCAATTTGAATTAAGTCTAGTTCTGAGGCTCTTGTAGTTCCGTCAGGGTGGGAATGCACATACGCTAATATCTCGCCCTGGTCTTCTGCAAAAGCTAAGTCTTCAGGATGTATTTCAAACTGATCTGATTTGTTTGCTACATTTCGACAAGGGATATATTCCTTGTCTACAATGACCCCACAGCATTCATGCGGATAGCATTCATCAGCATGGGCCATTACCGCTTTTTTGATTTTTGCTGTTAGTTTCATAGGACCTCAAACTAAGCTTGATGCTGGGAATCCTCCAAAAGGAAGGGGCTTGTTTTCTCCAAAGCGTAATCGGCAAGAGCGCAACCTTCCTCCACATCGATCTAATGCAGGGTTATCAGTTGGCTCATCCTTTTCTGTAAACATAGCAGCGCCGGTATAACCACATTCTTCACCACGATATTTCCCCATCGTGCACCAATGGCACAATGAAGTAATTTGACGAACTGGTATTCTCAACCCCTCAAAATCAATCGGGTTTGAAAGCTCAAAAGTTACTTGTTGAGCATTTTCAGATGTTTTCTGCTCGATATACCAAATCTGCTCTTTTGATTCATTTGATGCTGTTGGATTGCCTTCAGGAAAGTTCTTGGCATCAAGATACTTGGTGAGTGTGGTTATAACTTTGAGTTTAGCTCCAACGAAATCTTTACATTGGAGACAGTAAGCTGAAATTGCACCTTGTATTCCGTTCAGGTTATTGGCGATTGTTAATGTGGGAGCCGAAGCCTTACCATCTGATCTCATTTCTAAACCAGAGACATCCAGACTAATAGCTTCAAACTCCTGACCCTGCCAAAAAATACTTTCCATTTGCTGATGGCCATGAAATCGAAGAATGCCAACTCCATACGAGCTGGCATCTAATTCATACAGGTGAATTAATCCACCTGGTTCAAGTTTCTGGAAGTCACTTTGTAAAGTCATGAGACCTCCTTAAGCTTGACCTGAAACAACTGGAGTATATTCAATAGTAATTTTTTTAGCAGCCAAGTCATATTTAAGGCTTAAAGTGTTTACATCTACCTGATAGAGATAAGCTGTGTTTAAGATCGTTTGAATTGCCCACTTTGTGATGTCAGCATCAAGTAAAGTCATACTTCCGTTTAAACCACCACCTGGTGTAACAGCAATATTCACTGAATCAGAAGGTCGATCATAATTAATCGCTAAAGTTTCAATTCTGCCAGCAGGCAAATTATTCCCGAAACTACGTGCATCTAATAATTGAGTGCGTAATTCACCGACAATATATGCTTCAGCAAGATCTAAAGTTTTAATAGCCATGTTTCTGCTCCAATAAGCAATAAAAAAGCTCCTTAAGGAGCCGTTGAGAAAAAATTATGGATAGAAAACTTGAGTAAATGTGGTTGTAATGCGCCACGTATCTCCACCCAAGCAAACAGGTTGATAATCCCCTGCTTTAACGCGCACTTCACCATCTAACGGCGAATCCCATAGAAAAGAATTAGCACCCTTGTGCTTATCAAAGAATGCTTTAATTTCCAAAATTTCAGCTTTCTTAGCTGTGCGCTGATAGGTCCATTCACCAGATCGATTGTTTATACCAATTGAAGTATTTTGTTCATATCCGTCACCAAATTTTGTTGATAACGTATTAAAACGTTGGGTTTGATTATTACCTTCAAGATCACACTCAAAGGTAAATTTTAAGTCACTCATGATTATTTCTCACAAAAAAAGCCCGCAATAAGCGAGCTTTTAAGGACCATAACTAAAGTATGACCATATTAATTAAACTATACCCCAATTAACGGAAAAGTGGAAACAGTTCAGGCGTTACTTAGATAACAAACCACCTTGTCTTTGTTCCTGGCGAATAATAGTTCTTACTGCATTACCAATCATTTGGCCCAATTGTTTTGAGTCGTTTTCTGTCTCTGTTTTACTTGTGCCATCGGCATTAACAGTGACATACACATTTATTGGCTTTTCGTTCGTATTCAATTGAGATTGATTAGAGTTGATTGCCTCAAACTGTCTAGACTCTCTACGTATTGCAATAGCATCAGACTGATTATTAGAAACGTAACCTCCGTTCGCATAACCACTTGGATTGCTTTGACGCATACTTTCAACAACGCTAACACCACCCCAGCGTTTAATATCTTCTTGCGACCAAACAACCTCACCTTTATGCACAATCCCTGCAGGAGTGTGTTTAAGACCATTACCGGTATAACCGCCATCAGAGAAGCCAGCAATTGTTTGGGCTGCAATTAGTCCAACTGAGGCATACCCTAAACCGCGTACAACGGCGGCAGCAGGAATACCTAATACCGGCCCCAACTCTAATGCTTTTGCAGCCGCTAATTCTGTACTGATAATACCTTGAGCAATGGCAATACCTTGTTGAACAAAAAACATAGCTTTATAAGCAGAACTTTGTTCACCAGCAGATTCTTTTACCATCGCAGTCATATTTCCCCAAACCGTAGAAGCTTGAGACAATAACTGGCCATATACTTCCATTTCAGCTTGACGGGCATTTTTCTGGAGTTCTTGTTCCATCAATGTATATTTTTCATTGATGGCATACTTTTGTTGACGAAATAGCTCTTCAGCATCTAATAAGGCCTGGAAGCGCTTCTCTTCGTCAACGATTGTTTTATCTTCTGAGATCGCTTTAACATTTGACGAATATGCATCATTAGCATTTTGCATTTCATCACTATATTGATTCTGTAGATTCCATGAATCATATTGCGAAGAAGTTAGGTTCTTTTTAGCTAGTAAATTAATAACATCTGATTGTGGTATTGAGGCTTGCTCATACATTGTTTTTCGATACTCCTCCAATTTTTGCTTTTGAAGTTTTCTGTACTCAGAAATTTCATAATCAAACATTGCATTAACAGCTTTGATTCGAATTTCTTTTTCAGTTTCAGAGTATTCAGTTGATGCTTTGATTTGAAGTAATTTAATCTGCTTTTGTTTTTCCAGCTTTTGAACTTCATTTAAACGGAACTCATTTAATTCAAATTCAAGTTGTTCAGCGTTTAACTCCTTTTGAGCATTGTAACGTGCTGTTTCTTTATCCGTGAGTTGCTTTAACTCTGCATCTTTAAAATGTAACTTTAACTCACCAATTCTTTTTAAATATTCTTTCTCTGCAAGCGTATCTTTATCTCGATACTGATCACGTAGCTTTTCAGTTTCCTCTTGCGTTTTAAGAAATTGATTAAGGTAGGAATCGAAATCTTTTTCAGAGACTCCTTTCATATCAAAACCATTTGATCCAGCAATATATCCTTTAACGTTTTTAACGTACTGTCTATTTACAGGACCAATATTGGTACCTTTTTCTACGTTACCTTCACCAGCATGATAGGCAGAAATTGCTTGATCCCAATTGCCGAACTTTTTAAATAAAAAGTTAAGATATTTCGCAGCTGCTTCTGCAGCTTTGCCAGTATCAAAAACTTCTTTACCAACTAATCCCCACCGCTTAGCGGTACCATCCAACATCTGGAACCCACCTTTGGCTTTCCCGTATTTTGTATTCGGACCAATAACGTTTGCATCACCCCTGCTTTCTTGCATGTTGATTGCTGATAGCAGGCCAGGCAATAAGTCATATTTAGATTCAAGATCGGAAAAATTATACTTTGAGGCGTTAGATTTAACTTGGGAGTTAACAGCTAAAACTTTTTGCTGTTTCTCAAGTTCCTTGGTTTGCTGTCTCTTAGAAGCGGTAATATCCTCCTCAAGCTTTTTAAGCTCTTGCACCTTATCAAAGTTTTTTTGGAATATTGCCCATTCATCTTTAGTTAAACTGCGAGTTTTAGGGATTTTGTTGTTATCGTAAAAATCTGATAACGCCTTACCCATTTCCAGTCCATGACTTTTAATGTTGATCGTTAAAAAATCAGTATCTAAGTTTTTTTGATCATACATTTCTTTCAGTGACTTTTGCGCCTCATCTGCTGCTTGTTTTGTATTTTTAATTGCATCAGCATGTTTTTGCTGTTCAATAGCTGCATTCTGAGCCTTATTACCAGATATGGTTACTTCAATACCAAACAATTTAATTGCTGTTTTGGTCTTATCGGCTTTATCGTATGCATCCTTATATTTTTCAATTTGTTCTTCAAGTGCCTGTCTTAAGCTAGGTGGTAATTTCACTTTCGCTAGTTGTTGCAAAGCTTCTTGATAACTAATGGTTCCTAAACGCGCTTCATTTGAAATCCGAGCTACTTCAGCATTTCCTTGTGCATAATTCTGAATGTCGATTAACGCAGAACCTACCCGATATTCCATCTTTGTAAGCTCATCATTTTGAGCCTTGAATGCGGTTGTTAAGTCTTTAATTGCGTCTGTTTTGGCTTGACCTTGCAAATTTTTCAACTCCGTGGCTGATCGATTAGCCACCGCAGCTTGCTCCTCGAGCTTCTTATTTGCCTCTTCTGCCTTGTCTTTAAAATAAGTGTATGTTGCGGCCAAGGCTGAAACGCCCAAAGCGAGCGCACCAATTGGTCCACCAACAAGTCCTAAAGCTCCTTTTCCGAGTCGTCCTAATGTTGTTAAGGCTGTCACTTTTGTGGCATTGGCCTTAGTTTGTGCAGCTGCTAATGCTGTTTCAGCAGCAGCTAATTCTCGCGTTACCTGAGCCTCAATTTTCTTTAATTCGGCCATACGCGTAATTGATTGTGTGCGACCGACCGCATTCATTTGGGCTTTTAGTCTTTCAACTTCTAATGCTTTTTCAGCGGCTAGAACCTGCAATGTTGCTTGTGAATTTGCTATTTGCGCCTGAGCTGTTTTTACAGCAGCGGCTGCTTCAGCTGCATCTGCAATAACCTTTTCTTTGCTTGCTTTTACATTTGCGGCAGTTGCTGCAACATCGGCATATACCGCAACGGTTTTAGTAGCGATTGCCTTAGTTACAAGTCCAATCCCTAACACCAGTGCTCCATCAGAAATCAACTTTAAATTTGATGCAAGAAGCTGAATCGAATCAGCAAGCACATGAGCCGCACCGCTTCCCTTTCCTGACTCGCCGACAAATTTTGTGATCTCGTTATTTAAAAGAGTGAGTGATTGACCGATAGTGATATCTGTTTTTGCAAAAAGAGCATCAACGTCATCTTGAACATTTTTAAGGGCCTTAACAATTTCTTTTGATGTAATCTTCCCTTCAGCAGCAACTGAACGTAGTTGCCCTACAGTAATACCCATCCCTTGTGCGATCGCTTTTGCTAAGGCAGGGGTTTGCTCCATCACAGAGTTAAGCTCTTCACCTCTAAGTGTTCCACTAGCCAATGCTTGCCCAAATTGAACTAGTGCTGCATCAGCTGCTTGAGCACTTGCTCCACTAATTGCAACAGCTTTCGATACTGTTTCAGTTAAGCGGGCCGTTTCGTCCATGTTTATGTTTAGTGTTTTCGCATTGTCACTAAAACGCTGGTAGACCTGCAAAACCGAATTCCATGTCGCATAAGTTTTTTGAGCAATTCTAAATGTATCTTCAGTTGCTTTATTTAGCTCAACTTGATTCTTGGTTACTAACTTAAGTCTGTTCTGTAAGCCTGTATACTCATCCATTTTGGATATGGCCGCGCCAACCGTAACAAGACCTGCCATGTGTCCAGCAAGTGCTCTTGTTGCTACAGATAAACTATCCATGGACTTTGATGCAAAATCCCCTTTCTTTTCTATGCTGTCGAGTTCATTGCCTAGATTTCTTGCGTTTCGTTCCGCATTTTTCGAATCAATAGTAATGACTAGACGTGATTCTTGAGTCATCTTTAACTTTTCTCCAGGCAATAAAAAACCCGCTTTCGCGGGTTATTTGTTTAATTTGGACTAATTTCTTAGTGCTTTCTCACAGTATGGTGAGGCATTGATTAGCTTAGGATCTGGGCTGTATTGATAACTACCACCACCATAATATTTAACATTAAGTTCTAACTTGGTTTCGGTTTTGGACTTAATTGTTTGCTTTAAACCTGATTGTAAAATGATTTCATCACCATGTATTTTTAACTTTTCAAGAGAATCTTTACCATTCCAACTAGAACACATTAAGCCAGTGCCGTCTTTGTTGAATGAGTAAGTCACCGCATATGGACCATTATTGCCAGACCAAAAGCCACTTAGATCGGTAGTAGTGGGTATAACAGACATATACTGATTGTTCATCATATCCGTTGTGGCTGCACATCCGCCAAGAATTGAAGCTAAACCCAATAAAATAATCTTTTTCATGAAATTACCCATCTTTATTAATGGGTAAAATTTAACAGGTGGGAAATAAAAAAGCCACTCGATTGAGTGGCCTCTCTATTTTAAGCATGTAGTAGCTTTTCAGCACCAGCGGCCAAAAAAGCAGAGCGAGTTTTAAATCTTTTATCTTTACCAACATTATCATCAATCTTCCGAATTAATCGGCTTGGTAAAGTAACATTGATTTTTTCTGGTTTACCTAAGTAACGGCTAACATCAACTTCAGTAACTGCCCAGATCATACCTCTATAATCTTCTTGGTCAATAAACTTACTGACATCAGATGCTAAAGGAATCTCCTCTCCATCTTCTGCTAGGATTTCCAAGTGGCCAGAAATAGCCTCTTTAACATTCTCGATAGCTTCATATAATGTATCGCCTGCGCTGAAACACCCTGGAATATCTGGAACGGAGACACCAAAGGCTTCGGTGTCTGTACCTCTTTCAATAGCAATTGGATATAACATTGCACTCACCTCATGTACAAAATCGTACTGTGAAATAGGACTATATGAGTCTGATTGAAGCGGGTCAATTTAGACCCGCTTGCTTCAAAATGCTTTTAACAGTTCCGTTTGGTAAATCCTTTTTAGGATGAGGGATTGTTACTAATCCCTTTTTGGTTGGGTGTTTGAAGTGATGATGACTTCCTGAAACCCTAACCTCATACCAACCGTCTGCTTCAATCATTTTGATTAAATCCAGACTTTTCACACCGTCCCCTTGTTAACTTGATGAGTCAATTATAACCCTAGAGTTGTTTTTAGTAAATACCTCTAGGGTTATTTTTTTGTTGGACGCTTCATTTTTTTGTGAGAATCATCCAGAAAAATATTATCCATTGCAAAGATACAGTCGTTAAAAATATCTCTTTCGACTGGGATCTCATAATGATCACAATAGGCAGATATAGCTGCAATATCCAAAGCCAAGGGAATGCCTTGCTCATAACGCCTTGAACGGGAAATTACGTTATATGCTGAAAGAATGGCATTGGCTGTAAATGAGTATTCAGGCTTTTGGATGGTTTCAGCTATTTTTAAATTTAAGGCTTTTGCAATTGCTGTTTGTTTCTTGTTGTAGTCGCTCGCTTCTTCTTCTGAGTTGAACTTGGTCCAGTTGTAGAGGTTAATGACTTTCCCACTACTTCATCCTTATATGCATCAGCTTCTTTTTGGATATTTTCCGCCTCTTGTCTCACAAACAACCAAATTGCCACACCAAGATCGCCTAGATTCAACAACTTAATTGCATTTTCCTGCGAATATTCTGGTTCAGACACAATCAGTTCTTGATTTTCGGTTACTTCTTCAAAAACTACGCCTTTCCAGTCCTCAATTAAATGGCAGGCCGCAGCTTCAAGAAGCAATTCATGATATAGCTTGTCGTCTTTACTAGCTTTAGTTACATCATAACCTTTTGATGCAATCTGATTATTTGCACGCTCAAGGGCCACTTGATATGGTTTATATGAGATACCACGTACTTTAAATTCAGCTAATACATTCCCTTCACCATCAATATACTTACGCCATTTACTAACTGTTTTACTAGTCTGAATGCTTACTTTTAAAGCCATTTTAAACTCCAAAAAAAGCAGCCCTAAGGCTGCTATCAGATTGATTAAGACGCAGGAACTGCTGCTGGTGTACGAGTGATGGTTGGGGCTACTTCTACGACTTTATATTCGAATGAAGCATTTAAAAGATCTGAATTACCACCACTAGGTAATGGGGCAGTAATTTCAGCTTTAGGAATAAAAATTTCATATTTATTCCCATCTGTATCAGTGATTGGAACTTTTAATGAAATCGTTTTGTTAGTGAATTGCTTTTCATACATATCGGATGTATTGCGTGACCAAGCTGCGGTAAATGAACCTGTACCTGTTGCAAGCATTTCTAGGATTGCACGTGCATCAATACCACCACCTAAACAGCGTTGTAGCTGCATAGTGTTATCCCAATTAAATGTAAAAGCGGTCAAGCATGAAATCCCAGCTTGAGAAACGCCGTCAATTAAAATGTCACCTACAGAGACATTCGACATTTTAGGATTGTTATCTGCCGCTGTAATTGTTCCAGCCGGTGCTGAAGAAAAGTTTGTACGACCAAGAGCCATAAGGCCGAAAGTCATTGTAATTAAGCCAGCTTCAGGAATATCAATTCCAAAAGTGTTTACATGACATCCACGGAAAACATGGTAGTCATTAACATCTTCAAAGCCACGTAAAACAGAAAATGTTTGACGAAGTGTGCCACCAAAAGTTAATACATTTGACGACCAGTTATTAAAAGCAGCTGCAGCCATTAAGTCTTGAACTAATGAACTGTACTTCGCTTCACATTTTAATTCACCGGCATACTCTGCACCGGTAATCATTGATGAACGTGCAATACGGCCACTTGTGATTGAGTTAGAGTCTTCCTTTGTTACTGTCGCATCAAGGCCATTTTCAGTAAATTCAAAGGTCGTACGTGCGAAGGGTGAAGGTGTGGTACCAACAGTGGTTTCCTTCGCGATTTGTGTTATCTGACGTGCACCACTCGACATATCTATATACTCCGACGTTAGGCATAAAAAAAGCCACCCGAAGGTGGCTATAAAATTAGGGACGTAAAAAAACCGCCCTCAGGCGGTAACTTCTTTAAAACTTAATATCAATCATCCAAATCAACACTTACTCCAGTAACAATATTTAAATTTGGTCCATTTATGCTATTAACATTAGCGAGGCGAATTTTTACATCAGAAATACATAATTTATTAGACAACTGCCATTTACTTAGCTCCTTAGCCATTACATCTGCCAAGTGTCGTTCAAGCTCTTGTTTTTTAATTTCAATTTCTTCTAGCGTCAGCATGTAAGACATATCAATTCACCGTAAATCCAATCGTCACATTGTACTGCAGAAAGTCAGCATCTTTACCCGCATCTATCGTTTGACCTTGAAAGCATTCTAAATGCCCAATCCTGAAATATTCAAAATGTGAAAGTAATGCAACACTTAGAATGGTTATTGCCTGGTCTCCCGTGTCTGGTCTTGCAAAGCATTGAATCAAGATATTCCCAGTACGTCGAGTACAGGGTGTATCGGCTAACCCAGCAATGAAACTTGGACCCCATTTAATGGTTAAGCGGCACCATAAGCCCTTTGCTGGTGCTAAGAAGCCTGGTGCATTTGGATAATGGATTCTTTCTTGAGAAATTCCTGTAAAGGCCATCATACGGTCGACTATTGCTTGTCTAGCTTGCTCTAATGTCATTGGCATCTTAGCCACCATATTTTTGAGTAATGTAAGTGAAAGTAGTGCTGTAAATACCAAGAGGTGCTTGATCAGACCAACCGTTTTCTAATCGCGGACCATAGGCTTTGTTGTTTTGAATAAAGATCAGATTTCCAAGCTTAAACTTGACTGCTTGAACTGCTGCATCTTGAACTGGATTAGTTGATGGTTCACGAACACCATAATCAGCAGTTCCAATAGATACGATATGAGAAGCTCTGTAAGCACCTGTATCAACTGGACTCGAAACTACAAGTGATTGCACGGTATCCATCGTGATTTTCTTTACTTGTTCTTCAGCATTTTTCACCACATCAACACTAAAGCTAGTCGGCTTTTTCCCCTTCCATCCCATTGCTCACCTCGCTTGCTTCGTACATTTCAAATAGGTCTTGAGCGATCGCTTGAATTGAATATGCTTCAAACTCAACACTTGGTTCACTTTCACCCATTCGCTTCTTTACTATTTGCCAAACGTGAACCGCTTCATGTAAAAGCAATCCATATACTTGAATTTTGTCTTTATCCGCCGTATCACCAATTTGGACGATTGCATATGCACCATCAGAAAAAGTACTAACCTGTGCATCCGCTCCCATATCCAAAAATTGATCAGCTTCATCCATATCTTCAAATAACAAATCCATGTGAAGCTGATTTCTAGCAAGCGTGTATTGCACATGCTGAAAAGGTGTGATGTACCACTCTTGAACATATTCGGTATTAACCATTTTAGCCCCTACACTTTTCGAAGCTGACATTTCCAGCTTGCACTGATTGGATCTTGTTTGATATGCATGATGCGATATGTACCTTGCGCCGTACTCCATTCGTCATCAATCATCGGCTCTTTGGTAACTTCATTCTGCAGCACAGTTGCCTTTTTATCTGTGGCCAGTACTCCGAGAGTTTGTATTTCATATTGATTGTATGAGCCAAACAGAACGCCACGCCCCTCATAATGCTCAATGACATTTTCAGAGGTGTTTGTTTTAGGGTTCCAGTTGGTACTAACAACCCTGTCACATGTAAATGTTTGGACCGCATCCGCCAGATCCTCATTAAATGCTTCAGCAATATCTGCCTGAATTTCGTCACGTAAGCCCATATCATGCCCTGTAAAGTGGTATGCCAAAGCCATTAAAACTTGCATTTGGATCTTTCAATTCAAGTGAATCAATAAAATCAATTGCTATCTGTTCAAAGCTAGAGATTGCTTCAGATCCGTCCTGATATTCTTTTTCTGACTCAACAGAATCAGCTTTAACTTTCTTACGTTTCAACTGCTGGTCTTTGCCGTTATAAATTACTTTGGCCAGAATTCCTTTGATAATTTCACAAGCCGCGTCTTTAAGAAGTGGATCAATAGGATCT